AGTTCCCATGTATGAAAAAAAAACCTGGTGATGGTTGGATTGTCTTTCCCTGGGAGGAGAGTGCTGAGAAGGATATAGCCGAATCCGTAACGAGAATTATTGAATGGATCGGACTGGATCTAAATAGTGACGGGCTTCGGGAAACACCGGACAGGGTAGTTAGGGCAATGCAGGATCTGTACAAAGGCTATGCAGAACAACCTTCTGAGATTCTTAAATGGTTCGACGATGATTCAGATGAAATGATTATTGCCAGGGACATAGAGTTTTATTCCGTCTGCGAACATCATATGTTGCCATTCTTCGGAACCGCCCAGGTTGCCTATATTCCGAATGGTAGGGTTCTCGGCATCTCTAAGTTAGGAAGGCTTGTGGATTGTTTCGCAAGGAGACTACAGATTCAGGAGAGGATTACCAGACAGATAGGAGAGGCCATAGAGGACGGCGGAGCCCTGGGCGTTGGAGTTGTACTCAAAGGAAAACACCTGTGTATGATGTCAAGGGGAGTTGGCAAACAGAACTCGGAGATTGTCACAAGCTATCTTGGTGGATTCCTCCGTGATAAACCGGAAACAAGAGCAGAGTTTATGAGGCTGATTAACTGATGGCATTGCAGAACGGAGTGAGGATTGCGGCACAGCTGCGGAGATACCGTATGCTGAACATGAAGATAGCCGGCGCCTCAGAGAGACAGATAGCTGAACAGGAGGGGATTTCGCACGGGCTTGTTAACAAGGACATCAGAAAAATCCTGGAGGATCTTGCCAGAGATAACGCTGGGGGAGCCGACAAGATAAGAGCTCTCCAGATGGAACGATTAAACGCATTGCTAATGCGGCATTGGCCTATGGCGATGCAAGCCGATGGCCCCGCAACCGATCGATGTTTGAAAATCTTAGACAGAATAAACGCTATCAACGGGGTCATCCCTGATAAACCTCTGATTAATATGGCGATAGAGCAGACAAGCATAATGAGTCAAACCCCGTTCACATTCAGGATAGAGCATGCAGGAGACACCAACGAGGACATACCGGAGGCCGAGTCTCTACCGGAAACAGGAAGAGGCGATATTCTCCAGTGATAGATATTCCGTAATAGAGGGTTCAACCAAGTGCGGCAAAACTGTGGCCTGCCTTGCCTGGATTCTTGAACAGGCTATGGGAGGTAATTCCGGGCAAGCTTACTGGTGGGTCGCTCCTGTATATCCTCAGGCTAAAATAGCATTTCGCAGACTGAAGAGAGGACTAGATGTATCTGTCTACTCCTCCAATGAATCAGAGCTAACAATCACCCTGCTAAATGGTTCGGTAATAGGATTTAAGTCAGCTGAAAAACCGGACAACTTATACGGGGAGGATGTGTATGCCTGTGTTGTGGATGAGGCTACCAGAGCAAGGGAGGAATCCTGGCACGCTATACGGTCAACTCTTACTGCTACAAGAGGCCCCATTCGAATAATCGGAAACGTTAAAGGTCGGCGGAACTGGGCTTACAGGTTAGCCAGGAGAGCTGAATCCGGGGAGAGGGATTGGCACTATGCAAAGCTGACAGCTTACGATGCCGTTGATGCAGGGGTCTTGGCTCTTGAGGAGGTACAGGAAGCAAAAGCTCAACTGCCGGATAATGTTTTCAAGGAACTATATTTGGCTGAGCCATCTGACGATGGAGGAAACCCTTTCGGCCTTGACGCCATCCAACAATGTATTGCCCCGCTATCGCGCTCCCAGGCGGTTGTATTTGGAATAGACTTAGCCAAGTCCGTTGACTGGACAGTAGTAATAGGTCTGGATGAGGACAACCAGGTTTGTGTCTTCGATAGATATCAACTGCCCTGGGAAGAAACCCTGGGCAGAATTATTCCTGTAATCGGTAATGTTTCAGCCTTCATTGATTCAACGGGAGTGGGTGATCCTATTGTCGAAAGGCTTCAACGATCCCTGCCCAATGTCGAAGGCTACAATTTCTCGTCTCCGAGCAAGCAGAAATTAATGGAGGGCCTCGCCCTGGGCATACAGTCGGGAACGGTTGGTTATCCAGAGGGAACAATTGTGGCAGAGCTTGATACATTCAGCTATGAGTACACCCGCACCGGAGTTAAATACTCAGCTCCACCTGGGCTCCACGATGACTGCGTAATGGCTCTCGGCCTTGCTGTATACGGATCAAGCAACAGTCCTGGGACGGGCGTATGGTGAAATTTAGGAATCCATTTAAAAAACGACTGCGGTCTTATTATATTTATAAACCCTACGGAAGATATGATTCTAAAACTATCCGAGAGTGGGAGCATAGGTATGAGATTATCAATGATATGTGTATTAAAAATACGAAGGTTTCATTGTCTGAAATAGGGGAGCGAGTGGGTTTAAGTTCGGGGAGGATCGGTCAACTAATTCATCAATACAATCAGCGATTTCCCGACGCTCCGATAATCAGGGAACCGTAATGTCATAAGGACAATGGATATGGTAACAAAGGATTTCAGATGCTCACAATGTGACAAGTTACTTGCAGAGAAAGCAGGCAAGGGAACCGTTATTGTTTGTAACAGGTGCGGAGCAAGAAACGAGGTGGACTAACAGGCGGGCATTGATGTTGTCCTTGTTATTTACTGTGGTATGCTGTACGGGATCGATGGCATTGAGCATTACCCATCGATCTCATGGTTAGGTGGGCTTCCTTGATTTCTCCTCAGGAAGCTCACGATCAAGATGGTGGCCTAGGCAAGTGCCCCAAGCCAGGAATAACACTTGGCTTTATTTGATTTCTTTCGGAAGCAATATGACGGGGATATAGCCGCCACAGTTCCTCTTATCAGCGACCTGTCGAGGGTTGTATATCCTGATGATAACTACGCCAACTTCGCCTCCCAGGGTTACGGACGATCTGAGATTGTCCATGCCTGTATTCGGGAGCTTGCAATCGGAACCGCCACGGCTAAATGGTTTATCGGTACTGCCGATGAGGGCGGAACATCTGAAATCAATAACTCTCCTTTTGCGATGCTTCTTAAATATCCCAATCCGGAACACGATTGGTATACATGGTTGGAGAGGGCAGTAACATACCTACAGGTATCCGGAAATGTATATGTCTATAAAGAGCGAGCCAGAACTAACCGGATATCCGCACTCTGGCTTTTAAGGCCTGACAGGGTTTCAATTGTTCCACAGGATCGCGGAGTCAACTCATACAGTTATGTCATTGATGGAAAAGAGTATGAGATTCCGGCAACTGATATTGCTCACCTTGCACTACCGAATCCGGCGGGTGATGTCTACGGGCTTGCCCCACTCCATGTCCTGGCGAAAACGATTAATCTGGATTCGCTTATGACAGATTTTGCCAAGACGTATTTCACCAATTCAGGTGTGCCTAGCGGGCTACTGAAGATCAAACGAAGGCTGACCTCCCAGGATGAGGCGAACCGAATACGATCAAGATGGCGTTCTACATTTGGAGGCTCGTCCGGTATGCACCAGGTGGCAGTACTGGATGACGATGCAGAATATCAGGCTATGGCAAGCTCGCCAAAGGATATGGCTCTTACTGAGTTGCATAACCTTACAGAGTCCAGGATATGTAGCGTTTTCGGGGTTCCTCCGATTCTCATATCGGCCAATGTAGGACTCCAGAGATCGACATTCTCCAACTATAAAGAGGCAAGGTTCAGCTTCCATTCTGAAACATTGGAACCTCTCATTAATAGATTTCTCAGGTTCTTCAACTACTGCCTCGTTCCTGAGTTTCCCAACAGCGGGGAAGTCATGGTTGATCTATCCGATATGCGTTCATTTCTTGACGATAAGGATTCCACAACCACAAGGGCTACAAACCTCTTTAACGCCGGAATCATCACGCTTAATGAAGCAAGGGAACTGGTGGGCCAGGATGCCATCGATGACGGGGATGTCCGCAGGGTGCCAATGAACATTATTGAGGACAACGCATTGGACGAAGGTAGCCCGGCTCCTCTGGCGATAGAGGAAGGACTTGATACGGATCAGATCAAGAGGGCAAGTCCTGTCGCTCCTGGGGCTGTCCGGCTCCGTCGGGCACTTTTACAGGACAGAGAGGAACTGGTTGAAGATCTTGATCGCAGACTTCAATCGTATCTGCGTCGGATAAAGAACAGGGCAGACGGTGTTATGGGCCGATATATGGAGAGGGGAATAGAGCTCGAGGAAAAGGAATTTCCTTTTGAGTGGGGTCAACTGGTTCCGGATGCGGAGCTTGACGGATTATCCAGCGCCCTGCATAAGTCTTTTGTGAAAGTAACAAAGCAGACATTCGGTCATATCAATGATTCCGGTGTCGCGGGTGTAGTGGATTGGGCGGAGAACTTGCCTTCTGTCCAGATGGTTTTAACCCAGGCTCCTGCAAGGGCTGAGATCATACACAGGACAACTAAGAAGATAGTTCGACAGGCGGTGTCTACAGCTTTGGAGCGAGGCTACTCTGTTGAGATGTTAGCAAGAGGAGTTCCAAACGATAAATTCCCAGGGCTGAAAAGCGTACTTAATGAAACCAAGGTCAGAGCTAAATTAATTGCCAGAACTGAAATAATGAGAACCCAGAATCAAACCTCTGTTAATTTCTACAGGGAACAGGGTTTTCAATTCGTGCGGGCAACAGACCCTGATGGGGATGAGAATGACACATACGTCGATCCTGGAGACCCTTACGGCCGCACCTGTATTGAGAGAGATGGACAGGTTTACCACATAGCAGATGCCATGGATATTGAAGACCATCCAAACGGAACCCTATCCTGGCAACCGATGGACAGAAATTACAGACCCGCAGCTCAGGAGGTTTAGATGTTAACCAAGGAATTTGTAACCGATATAAAGGTCATAGACGGCACGGAGGGGATCGTAGAGGCTTTCGTGAACACTATGGGTGTAATTGATGCGGACGGCGATGTAATAGAACCGTCTGCCTTCGACCGCTCAATAGAAAACAATCTCCCTCTACCTGTCCTACAGGGACATGACCAGTCGAAGATTATTGGAAAAGTAATAGATGCGAAACCTGTCAGGATGCTTGGTGACGAATACAAGCTACATGCCACCATGCAGATCAACATGGAGAAGCAAAGTGGGAGAGATGCCTTTTCGGATATACAGGGAGACTATGTTCAGCGTTGGTCAGTTGGATTCAACCTGAACCCGGACAATGTTGAGATGGAGAGAACAGATAGCGGAGACACAATACGAAGGATTAAACAACTAGACCTTGTTGAAGTCTCCACAGTTATAAGAGGGGCCTCGCCGGATACGCTGACGATTGCCGCTAAATCAATTGAACCTTTAAAGCAAGATGAACCCGCCTTGGACACGGATGATCCCGTCTTCGACACGGAGCTTGCCCAGGCTGAACTGTCGCTCATCAGAACGCAGTTGGATTTGAAGATGCCGAAACGAAAGAAACCCAAATACTAGATCCCAGAAGGAGGATGTAGAAATTGAATACGACAGAAATGAGGGAACATGCCCAGGTATTAGCCGATCAGGCTCAAGCCGCCCTCGACAATGGCAAGACAGATGAATTTAAAAGACTGGCGGATGCGGCGAGAGGGGAAATGGATCAGGCAACAAAGATTGATGAAGCTGCGATACAGATGTCAGAGCTTAAATCCGATTTTGAGCAGACAACGAATACCATTCCGGTAGCCAGTAGCGATGTCAAAGTGTACGACGCAAATGACACAACCCGAAAGACAAAGGCAGATTACAAGCCCTCGTCCTGGGTAAAAGGACTTCCAGCGGCCGCTCAACCATTATGGGTTCAGGAGCAGATGGGAGATAACCAGAAGGAAGCGGCTAGAGTTTACGTCGATGCTTTCCATAAGTGGGCGACGACTCCCAGGGAAGAGATGTTCTGGAAGAGCGCAACGCCTGATGAAATTAAAGCCATGCAAGAGGAAACCGATGCCGAGGGTGGATTTTTTGTACCTGAGGCGTTCCTAAACCAGGTTGTGCATGACCCAGGAGTTCCCGGATCAACACTGCGACCTCACTGCACGGTTATCAATGTCGCTTCCAAGGATGGATATGTCCCAACTATGGGATCAGCCACCTGGGCTGCGGTAGCGGAAGAGGCTGCATACAGCGATCAGACACCAACGGTTGGTCAGGTGAATTTCGCAATCGAGAAGTCAGGCGGATTGGTAAAAGTTACCAGGGAATTGCTGGATGACAGTGCCATAAATCTCCCACGACTATTGAGCCAGTTGTTCACGGAATCGTCCGGGCGGTTTGAGGATGTGGGAATAATCAGCGGAAACGGCACGACTCAATATTCCGGGATAATGGGCGCCAGTCCTTCTGATTACACGATGGCAAATGCCACTTCTGTGGTAGCCGCCGACCTGACTGGAATCTATTACACCCTTGAGGCTCAATTCCGAGCAAACGCAAGTTGGGTTATGAAGTCTGCGATTGCCGGACTCATTACGAGTATCGCGTCAACAGCGGCAGGGGTTCATGCGATCCCAAGCCTCACCGCAGCTCCTTCAGATTTCATACTTGGTAGGCAAAATATAATGGTCGACTCGGCTCACGGTCTTGGTGCAACCATCACGGCTACTGAGAGGATTGCCTTGTTCGGTGACCTCAAGCAGTACTATATCTTTAACAGAATGGGAATGACCATACGTAGAAATGACAGCCTCTACATGGAAAATGACCAGGTGGGTTTTTTCGCCACCAGAAGAGGTGATGGGCAATTAACCCTC